TGCTTTAGCACCAGGAGAATTTTCAGCAATACTAATAGTTCTTGAAGCTACAAAAGTTCCGTACAATTCATTGGGAACTACATATCCCTGAAGATAGTAATTAATGTCATAAGGAGTAGGTTTACCAATATCTTCAGAATACGGAGATGTTACGGTAGTGTTGTCAAACACATACATCTCTACTTTAGACATTATTTGGTATTGGCTGGATGTACCTCTGACAAGCCTAATACGCCAAAAACCCTCAAGCTGAGGGGTAATAACGTAGGTTACTTTGCCAGTAGTAGTTTCTGTTGGCGGTATGTAATTTGCTATATCGATTGGAGATTCTTTGTATTCTGTAATGCCATTAGGGTCGATAACAAGCAGATCTAGGTCTGCAAGGTCTGGTGGAGATACCGTCGCCAGTATCTCCCACTCGATTGTAGTAGCATTATTAAGTAAATACATTTAAACGTTCTTTGAATAGCTAATAGCAAATTTTTTCACTGTAACAGGTACGTTATTACCAGTACGTTTACCGTCGATAATTTCATCTTTATGAAGAGTCATCATAGTACCTTCTGCATTATCGATAAGAGCTTGTTCTAGCTCTACAGGAATGTCCAAAGGAACAATTTTTGATAGGCCAAAATGCTGGTTTTCAAAAGATAGGTGTACTGTAGTTGTGTAACTGTTTTCACGGTTATCTTTGTTTGTGATAGTAACTACATGGGTTACAAAAGCAGCTTTCTTAGCAGCAGCAATTTTTTTACGTCTAAAAGCAGCTTTAGAAATGGGTTTACTTTGTACAGTATTTTCTTGAGAATCCGAATTGGAAGAACCTTCTTCTGGTGGAGCAGGTGTTTCACCTTTAGCTTCAGCAATCATGCCCATAAGCTTGTTAGTAGGAGTATTTTTCTTAAACTCCAAACCCAGTTCGTTGGCTTCTTCAAGTACTGTTTCACGTTCAATCATTGTATTAATTCCTTTCGGATAATTAAAAAGGAGAGCCTTTATTTAAAGACTCTCCCAACTTTATTACTCAGAAGCAGCTACTAGCATCTTCATCAAACGCTCTTCACGAAGGATGATACCAGCATACCACATGTTGTAACTGAAGAAGCCTGTAGTCCCGAATGGGTTACTAAGCTCAATCTTGGATGGTGCTTGGCTGTTGAACTTAATCTTGCCATTACCTTTCAAACCTACTGTGGCAAAAGAGCCTTCAGTTGGGAAAAGGATAGGAAAGACATCAAAACGAACTTCTGCATTTGAATAGTCAGAAGTGCCTGTAAAGCTATTCAAAGCTGAAGCAGCAGTTGCGTCAAGAGTAGTATTCGCCAATGAACCAGCATAGGACGCAGGTACTACATCACCAGCACCACGATAAACAAGCTGAGATTCAGACTCAATAAATCTGACATCGTTCATAGCACCGACTTCGCCTTCAGCCAAATTTGTAGCATCGGCATACTTGTATGCTGGGATGTATACATATTCGGTTTCGTAAGTACTACCACGAGTGAGGTTTTCCAGATCATACTTAACTTCCGGTCCAATAATAGCGTAAAACGCTTTATTGACGGTGCGTGTATCAATCTTGGTAGAACCTGTAACGATAGAAGTAGTCTTCTTAGCACGGTTACGTACAAGCTTACGAACGCCTTTACGCATCAAGTCGTAAGAAACACTTGATAAATCATCTTCAGTACCATCAGCTTCAGTTACATCACTACCTACAGTACTCATAGAAGCCGCAGAACCTGACAACATTACAGTTGTAGTTGATAGCATATCGAGCTGAATAAGATCTTCAGAACGACGATTAGCTAGCATACCAAGCTCTTCACGATAATGAACCTGAATCATATCTTCAGAAAACATATCTACTTCGTCAGTATAGTCAATCATTTCGCCGTATCGAGAAAACGCCGTATCAATAGTAATTTTCTTGATTGACCGTTTGTTAGTGGCACCTGCACCCTCAGTAAGAGACGCACCTGTGCCATCAGTAGAAGCCAGACCACTAGACACATCGATAACATTTCGTGCAGACAGGTAGCCTTTAGCGGCAAACTCACCATCAGTTTGTTCACGGTCATAGATGTGCAACCATTTTGATACCTTGTAGGTTTTACCCATTTTCAAAGGCATAGAACGGCGATCTGCAAATTGGGAGTAAACAGCAACAGCGTTAGCTGCTTTTACGCCTGCTTTATCGTAGTAGTGAACGATAGTGTTGGCACCAGCAGTGCTGTTATTACCATTACCATATACATTGTCAGCCATAATTAATTGTCCTAGTTACTCGACTGGAGTTTTTTATACCAGTCATCAAATGCTTCATCATCATCTTCTAAATAGTCGATGACACCTTTTCGATCAGCTCTAGCTTTAGTTGAAGAAGCTGATCGTCTACGCTGAGCCTCTGATGATGCTTGATCTGAATTTTGTACTGCATCTTGTGTCTTTTTATTTGCTTCATCAACAGAATTTTGATTCGAGCTATTTTGTTGATTTGAAGAAACTTGTTGACCTGCAAGCATGTAGTATTCAATGTCAGACTTCGTATTTCCATCGAGAACTTTCATTTTCATAGCTGCTGGAGCTACACGGTCATAAAGACCCGATTTAATATCGTTATGCAGGCCCGTAATTAACTTAGGGTTATCTGCAAAACTTTGTCGTGATTTATTGTCCCACTGCTTGTCGATAACATCAACAGTGATTTTATATTCTGGATCATTTGATATAGGAGCTGTAATTTCCTCCAGTTGAATTTGAAACTCATCTTTGCCATACACGTTAGGTGTGTATGCTTGTTCTTGAGTATCATCATCTAAATCAAAAGCATCAAGTTTATTTTTTTCTAGTAGCTGTTTTATAGCTCCTTTGTTACCTTTCAAAGCATCAATAGCTACATTCAAATCTTCTTGCTTTACACCTTCTTGCTCAAGAGCTGAAATCATTTTTCTATAGGGAGCAATGGATTGCATTTTTTTGGTGTAATCCATAGATTGACCAAATACTGTGCCAAACTGCTTTATAATTTCTTCTTCTGTAAATTCAAAATCTTGACCATTTGCTTTAAAAGATATTTTTTTTGGTTCACCGACAGTTTCTTTATTATCTAAGTCGTCTTTATTTTCGTCTTCACCCAAATCATCTTCATTTAGGTCATCTTCATCATCTTTTTTTGTATCTTCATCTAGCTCGTCTTTATTATCCAAATCATCTTTATTATCTAAATCGTCTTTATTATCTAAATCGTCTTTCTCATCTTTACTTGAATCATCTTCATTTTCTTTTTTATCATCAGAAGCCAAAGATGAATCATCAGGTTCTTCACTGCTAGACTCTTCTTTACGAAGCTCTCTAATGCCATCTAAAGGATCAGTATCATTTAGAAATACATCTTCTTGACTCATATCTTTGGCAGGCATTTAGGCTTCTCCCTCTGCTTCCATTGCAGTCATTTCATCATCTGACAATACTGGATTAGTTGCCCCTTCATAAAAATTCTTGATCATTCCAAAGTAATACTGAAGGTTACTGGCAGAAATAAGATCTTCCATAACACCAGATCGTTTACCTTGTTCTGAAATTTGTGGTACTGACAAAAGACTAACAGAATTCAAAACTTCACGTTCGAGATAACCTTTCATAACTACTTTTTGGAAGTCTTTATTAGCTTTTAGCCTCTCCAAAGCTTCTCCCATTTCGATATGGTTATCAATTTCGTTCTGTTCGTTGTTTTCAATTTGGTTCTGGTTACTCATAATCGAGTCCTAGTTTGTTTAAAGAATACTTATGTTATAGCATAACTTATCGTTTGGTCAAATCCATTTCTTTAATTCTTTCTTTAGAAATATTATCTTCTACTGTTTTAGCTCCTAAAGTTTCTCTTTCAAAAGCTTTTTTATCCATATCTTCTTTAAATTCTGATCCATCAGCTTTTTTAGTAAATTCCAAATCTTTAAGATCTGCTTCAGAACCTAGCTGACGTGCCCTAGCTATATCAAGTTGAGCTTTAGCTTTCTTAGCATCCAAATCGACAATATTTTCTTGAGAGCGTGTATCACGTTCCCTAATTTCAGAAATAAGTTTTTGTTTCTCAAGTTCTCTCATTTCTTCTATATACGGGTCAGGCTGTGGTTTATATTCTTCAAGTTGTTTAGCAAGATCTGGCATTTTGTGTAATTTAGCTATTTGCCCCATAAGAAGGTTTTTCATTCCAGCATCCATACTTTGCCCAAGTGTTTGAAGCAAAAAAGATAGTTCTTGAGCTTTGCTAGTATTGTTTTCAGAAGTAGATACTTCAATTTGTATATCAATATTGCCTTTAAGATCGTCTCTTTTTATAGCTACGAATTCTTCGTTAGTAATACGAATAACTTCTTCAGGTTTTAAAAACTCAATATTGTAAGCTATCCACTTCCTCATAAGAGGCTTTATAAGGTTCTCAGCGATGTTTCTTACAATGTCTAACCTACGTACAGCTACAGCATCCAAAGTGCCTCTAGCAGACGTTGCGGTAGATCCTAGCGTCTGTCCTCCTATGCCACCACTAAAAGATTTAACGCCAAGCATACTTTCTGTTTCGTTGTTAATAATTTCTAATACGGAAAATACACTTCCAGGTATCTGGTTGTATGAACCTTCATAAAAGTCATTTGCACTACCGTTAAACTCAAAGTTTTTACCATTTATAAATCTTGTTTTGTTTAGAGAATCTAAGGCACCATTACGAATACCTTTTTGAGCGTTGTTAGAATTAGCCATATTATCCAAAATACCACGCTTGATAGCAGTAGTAATTTTTTGGTTATCTCCAATAAGCTCAGCGTTGCCTTCACCATACATTTTAAAAGGAATTGAATTATTAGACAAAACCAGGAAAGGGACAGCTTTATCTGGATAAGGATTTTCACCAAGTTGAATAATTACATCATCTACCCATGTAGCTACGATAGGTTCTGCTATTCCATCATTGTTTATATCTTTAAAACCAAAATATTCATAAACAAGTATTTTTTTACGTGCTTTGTCTCTAAATACAAATTCTGAATCATCTTCTTCTTCATAAGTAGGTTCAGACTTGCTACTTGACGCTTGCATGTTTCTAGCTACTTTATCTAAATTTTTATATTTTTTTCCTGCTTTTCTAAGAGTACTTAAATCACTTTCAAATCTGTGTATGAAAAACTGTGCTTTATCAATATCACCCATAGCAGTAGGGTCTACAAATATATCTTCCAGCCTGCAAATTTCTGCATTTGGCTTGTTTACCAAAATGTTAATTTGTTTAACTGTTTTTGTGTCTACTTGGATAGGTTGCTGAGTTATTTCATCTAGTGCCATTACAGGCATTTCTACTTCGACTGTTTCATCTTCATAATCCCAGAATGTTTTAACAACCACTGTTCCTTCGCTATAATAAAGTTTTATAGCGTCAGTCATAAATTTATAACGGTTAAACTGTCTTGTAAACTGGTAGTTCAAAACTAGCTGATTTTGTTCTGCTGCAGCTCTGTCTTCAAAAGTTATAGGAGAACATTTAATAATGTCTTGATCAGATACAAAAGGATCTTTGACAGAAGCATGTTGCCATTCGTCCTGTCGTTTAATATCCCTAGAAACTAATTTAGATTTGCCTTGTTGCTCATTTCCATAAGCATCGCCATTATAAGCAGCTTTCCAAGCTTTTACTTTTTCAACCATTTCTAGTCGCAAAGTATCTGCTGCATCCATGTCTTGTTTAAAACTACTCAGCAATTCTGATTTACTAAGTTTTACTGTTTCTACTTCAGTATCTTCAGCCATGTTTTACACCAGGTTGTCGTGAACTTCGAATTCACCGATTGTTGAACGTCCATTCCAGCCATTTGTAATTATATAGCCTTGAATATAGTAGCTTCCTTCAATAAGAATATCACCTGAGATAGTAACTACATACATTTTGCCGTCAGTACCGTCTGTGGATAATATACCATTTCTTGTAATAAGAGTTTTGTCAGGACGCTGAATAATAATTTCTTTTGTAGTAGTGCCAGAAATGTCTACTACAATATTAGCTTTTGTAGCTTCATCATATTCCAGTATCTGAACTTCTAACTTTGCTCCAATTACTCCTACTTGTAAGTTTTCTACTTTAGTTGCCATATTTAATACACTCTTAATTTATAAGCTAGTTTACGTGTAATACTAGAAAAATTAGTCAATTCTGTAGCAAGTTTTAAATATTGGAAATTTGAAGACACTTTTACAATATCGACTGATACTGATTTATTTAAATGTAACGGTATAGTTATTTTCACTATTTATCCAACTTTAATTTTAAAATTCGTGTAATTTTTAAACTAAACTGTAATACAGGATTCCATATAATAGTAACAATATCAAAAAAACTATACGACTTAACACTATGAGAATATACACTATAGCTGTTGTCATCAAATGCCGACATTAAGGAGTACCTCTCCATTTATCTGAATCTATTCCCGTACCGTGTAAAGTGGCACTATTCTGGGATTTTACATTAGCGTCAAGCTCATTTTCTTTAGTGAACACCAGGCTATCTGTCTTGTCTTTTATCGACTGTATCAAAGAAGTTAACAGACTGTTATCAACACTACTACCATCTGAACCA